AAGATAAAGAAGAAATACCCCCCAACCCCCCTTTGCAGGGGGGTGAGGAGCCTACCCAGCCTTCGGCTGCCAAACCCAAGCGGGAACGCAAAGAGCGCTGCACGCTGAAATCCTTCATCGACCGTTGCCGACAGGCCGGCGAGACGGCCATCAGCGGCTACGAGCCCTTGCGCAAGTACGTGGACGGTGTGGGCCTGCCGATGGACTTTGTCCAGCTGGCCTGGGATGTGTTCAAGGCTGAACACGGGCCGGAGGGTGCCAACGGGCGTCGGTTGCAGGCTGATTGGCGCCGGCATTTCCTGAACTACGTCACGAAGGGCTACTACCGCCTTTGGTACGCCGACGCCGCCAATGGCACCTATGCCCTGACAACCCAGGGGATCCAAGCCCAGCGGCTGTATGCGCAGAAGGAGGCGGAATGACGACGGCTCTCCGTGTCCAGATGCATTCGGTCGACGCCGAGCAAGGCGTCCTCGGCGGTCTTCTGCTTGACAACCGGGCATGGGATCGCCTGGGGGATCTGCTGGCCGTTGAAGACTTTTACCGGCACGACCACCGGCTGATCTTCGGCGCGGCGGCGAAGTTGCTAAACGCATCGAAGCCGGCGGACGTCCTGACGGTTCACGATGCGCTGCAGTCGGCCGGGCAGGGTGAGGAAGCTGGCGGTCTAGAGTACCTGAACGCGATCGCCCAGAACGTACCCAGCAGTGCCAACATCCGCCGCTATGCCGAAATCGTGCGAGAGCATCGCATTCGGCGCGACATGGCCGCGGTGGGTCAGCAGATCGGCGAGTTGGCGAACGAGCCTGGCGAGCCGACTGCTCTGGTCGAGCGCGCCACCGCGTTGACCATGGCGTTGGCGGATGCCAGGGATGCCGGCCAAGACCCGAAGTCGATCGGAGAACTGCTTCCCAGTCTGCTGGATGCCCTTGAGGCCCGTATGGAGCATGGCGGCGCTGTGTCTGGTCTGTCCACCGGGTTCGAGGACCTGGACCGCCAGACCTGCGGGTTGCAGGACGGCGACCTGATCATCGTAGCGGGCCGCCCGTCCATGGGGAAAACGACCTTGGCAGTGAACATCGCCGAGAACGTCGCAATTGACGGCAAGGTGGCGTTCGTGGTGAGCCTGGAAATGTCTTCTGGCCAACTGGCTGAGCGTAGCGTCTCCCGCTTTGGCGAGATCGACACGCAGAAGCTGCGCACCGGCCGCCTGAGTCAGGGCGACTTTACCCGGCTCACCAGCGCCCTGAGTCGTCTGGAGTCCCAGCGCCTGGTCATCGCTGATGACGCCCGGCTGGCAAACGTGGCTCGCATCCGTTTGGCCGCTCGGAAGGTTCGCCAGCGCAATGGGCGTCTTGACCTGATCGTCATCGACTACCTGCAGCTCATGCAGGGCGAAGGCAGCAACCGCAACGAGGAACTGGGCGGCATCACCCGGGCCTTGAAGCTGCTGGCCAGGGAAATGGGGTGTCCGATCATCCTGCTTTCCCAGCTATCGCGCGAGGTGGAAAAGCGCGCCGACAAGCGTCCGTTGATGAGCGACTTGCGGGAGTCCGGGGCTATTGAGCAAGACGCCGACGTGATCTTGATGGCTTATCGGGACGACTACTACCTCCCGGACAGCCCGTTCAAAGGCATGGCCGAAATCCTCATCCGCAAGCAGCGCATGGGGCCGCTAGGGGAGGTGTACCTCACCTTCCAGGGGCAGCACTCGCGCTTTCTGGATGCCGACCTCCACAAGGTGGCCGAGGCGCGCAACAAGCCGAAATACAGCATGTTGAGGGACTAGATGATTACTGTGGAACTTTCCTGGCCGCCGAAAGAGCTTAGCCCGAACTACCGTGGCCACTGGGCGCCCATCGCGCGCGCGAAGCAATCCTACCGGTCCGCAGCCAGGCTTCTGACCAGGTCCGCTCTGGCCAAGGCTAGGGGCTATTCCCAGTTCGAGGGAGTGCGTCTGTCCTATGAATCCCCCCCGCCGGCGGCCCGAGCCTACGACCGAGACAACCTGGCGGCGCGCATGAAGGCCGCGACCGACGGCATCGCCGACGCCCTGAACGTCAACGATCGCGGCTTTCACTTCGCGCCGCCTCAGATCGGGGAGAAGGTCAAGGGCGGCATGGTGCGGGTCCGTATCGAGCAACTGGGGGACGTCTGATGCAGATAACCAGGAAACCTCGAGCGCGCTACGAATCCGGGCTTTGGCTCGTCTGGTGCGATCACATCGGCCCCAGCCCGCGGGCGACCTTCGACGAAGCATACCGGGCCTGGCTGGGCCGGAGAGGATGGGCGACATGAAACCGGATCTGTGCAAATGGGAGATGCGCGACCCGCTGGTCATCCTGATCAGCCGGGAGCAGGCCCAACTCAAGCGGACATGCAAGGGCTGCTGTCACGTCAAGACGGCGAAAAGCCCGTTTGGGGATGAGGTGTCGCGGTGCTTGAAAGGGCGCCCGTATGGCAAGAAGTGCAACAGGTACGAGGTGGCCAAGTGCGAAAACTGACCGGCGACGATCTTCTGTGGAACTGGGCTCGCTGGACGTGGTCGGGCGCCACGGTCGGGAACATGCTGGCGTACGTGTCCTGGGAGGATGACCATCGGCCGATCAACCACGACCACGCCCGGATCGTAGAGGAAATGCACGCGGCGCTACCGTGGCATGAGCGCATGGTGATCATCGCCGAGTACCCGCAGAAGAATGCCATGTTCGGCGACCTGAGCGCCCGGGAGCGCGAGAAGGCCGCGCGGCGCTGGATCGAGTCGACCACGGGCATCTCGCTGGGGGAGACGGAATACAAGCTGTACCTGGGCCTGTTCCGGGATCGAGTCGAAAGGAGGTTGGCGTGAAGTACGCGAAGGAAGTAATGGACCTGATGGCGGCTTATCCCGGCCGGCAGTTTCGTATGCAGGAACTGGTCCGGTATGTCGATCCGCGCGCGGTGGGCAATGACAGGCACCGCATCCGTACGGGAGTGCAGCGGGTACTCGACCAGCTGGAGGATGCCGGCACTCTAGACAAACAGGAAGCGGGAGAGCGCGGTTCGTTTGCGCTATATTCCTGGGCCGAGAAAGTGACACATGCACATGTTGGAAAGCGCCACGCAGAGTGCAATAATTTGTCCGGGCTACTGCGCCCATAGTAAATAAAGCCCCGTCATGCCGCCGGGGCTTTCATTTTGATGCCATGCTCCCCTATGTGTTGCTCACGTAGGGTCAGAGCGAGCCGCTGACATTAGGGTGCGACGTTACCAAGACATGTTGTATTCGGAGATATTGGCGGCGTCGGCCTCTTCGAGCTCAATCGAAAAGCCGTCGTCGTTGCTTCCAATCTCGAGCGAAACCGTATAGCCCTGACCAAAGGCTTTATAGAGCTCCTGGACATTCTCGTCATCAGGCTCCGGCTCGTCGGGCTTGGACTCGATAAGTTCGAAATCGTCCGCGTCCAACTGCTCCGACGTGATGATGTGGACACGGCCGTCGTCAAAGACAACCCGGGAAACCTCGTTTTCAAGCTCATCTTCGGGCGCTTCATCAGCTTCGAATTGATTGGTGATTTCGACAACGATGTAGCCGCTCAATTTGTAATAAGACACGATAGTCGCCTCTGCATTGGCCCAACTTGGGCCGGGGAACCGTTATAGCACCAAAAAGGTTACATATGGCGTTGACAGACAAACAGCGCCGCTTCGTGGATGAGTACCTCGTTGACCTCAACGCCACGCAAGCGGCGATAAGGGCGGGGTACAGCCAGAAGACTGCCAGGCAGATCGGGGACGAGAACCTGTCAAAACCTGACATCGCCGAGGCGGTTCAGGAAGCCCAGGTGACGCGGGCAAAGCGTACCGAGGTCACCCAGGACGAGGTAATCAACGACCTGCGCGAGCTCCGCGATATCTGTATGGGCAGAAAGCCTATTCGGGTTACCGAGGTCATCAAGAACGCCCAGGCGGGGACTGCCGAGTCTGTAGAGGTCGACGTGAATGCGTTCGAACCCACCGCGGCGAACAAGGCCTTGGAGCTGCTGGGCAAGCACATCGGGATGTTCAAGGAGAAGCTTGAGCACTCGGGCCCTGACGGCGGGCCTATCCCCACAATGCCCACCACGATCCAATTGGTTGCCCCAGGTGACAACGGCTGAAATCCAACTCCCCCCTAAGCTGATCCCGGTGTTCTCCGGGCCGGCGCGGTACAGGGGGGCAAGAGGTGGCCGTGGTAGTGCTAAGACACGCAGCTTCGCCCTGATGACGGCGGTGCGGGCGTACATGTTCGCTCGGGCCGGCGTGCCTGGGGTGATCCTGTGCGGCCGGGAGTACATGAACAGCCTGGAAGACTCCTCAATGGAGGAGGTCAAGCAGGCGATCCGTTCGGTGCCGTGGCTGGACGCCTACTTCGAGATCGGAGAGAAGTACATCAGGACGCGCAACCGTCGCGTTTCGTACACGTTCACGGGCCTGCGGCACAACCTGGACAGCATCAAGTCCAAGGCGCGCGTGCTGATCGCATGGATCGACGAGGCGGAAAACGTCAGCGAGATCGCGTATCAGAAGCTGCTGCCCACGGTGCGGGAGAACGATTCTGAGGTCTGGCTGACCTGGAACCCGGAGCTGGATGGAAGTCCGACGGACCTGCGGTTCGTCAAGAACCCGCCGCCGAACTCCAAGCTCGTCGAGCTGAACTACACGGACAACCCCTGGTTCCCCGATGTGCTGGAGCAGGAGCGCCGCAACGATCGGGAGCGCCTGGACGACCGGACATATGCCTGGATCTGGGAGGGCGCCTACCGCGAGAACAGCGAAGCGCAGGTCCTGGCTGGCAAGTATAGGGTTGCTGAGTTCGACCCGGCTGCTGGCTGGGATGGCCCGTACTTCGGTCTGGATTGGGGCTTCAGCCAGGATCCCACGGCCGGCGTCAAGCTCTGGGTGTACGACCATCGCCTTTGGGTGGAATACGAAGCCGGCAAGATTGGGCTGGAGAACGACGACATCGCGGAGTTCATGATTGCCCGTTTGCCCGGCATCGAGCAGCACGTGACCCGTGCGGACTCGGCCAGGCCGGAGACCATCAGTCACGTCAAGAACAGGGGCAGGGATGGACAGCGGGCCAGTCTGCCGCGGCTCCAGGGCGTGGAGAAGTGGAAGGGCAGCGTC